ACCTTGGACTAGATCACCAGCCGTAGGCGCTCCTGATCCGTTCTTTAGTTTAATAGTTGTTGCCATCACCTACTCCAAGAAAAACGAGCAAAAGGAAAAGGGGGCCATTGCGACCCCCGTAGAGAGTTTTACTCGTCGCAGACAGCGAGGATGAATCCTGCTTCGGGACGGTAAGTTTCAACACCGTACAGCGTGTCAGACGTAAACAGCGTAGACAGGTATTCCTGCTTGTACTGAGTCTGAGAACGTACAGCCAGTTGCTCTGCCATTACCAAGGCATCCTTGTGGAAGAACAAGCAACCACGAGTATCGGCGGTAGACGCAGTGTTCTGAGCGGCAACTTCCAAGACAGGAGCGTTGCTGGACACGTAGATGTCTACACCGTACAGGTTACCAATCAGACCTGACTCAACGCCACGACCACCAACAAAGTCGGAAGATACGTAACGATCAATGCCCATGATTGACTTACGAACAGCAGGAGGAATTACGAGAACTCGTCCGTCCATAGGTACGTCAGCATCGTCCATCAGCTTGATAGCTTCACGGAAGCCAAGGTCAGTAAAGTTGTCACCAGTAGTAACAGTGTCAACAGCGTAAGCATCAATACCAGTAGTGCTATTGAAGTAGTAGCTGTTGCTGTTTACCCAGTTAGCGCCAGTGTTGGCAGGAGAAGCAGTACGAGTACCGTCACCAAAGCCAGTAGCGGCGTTAATCAGGTCAGTGTCAACTTGCAGAGCCAGTTGGTATCCAGCGTCTTCAGTATAGAACTGTCGCAGAGAAGACAGAGCCTGTACTTCTACGATGTCCTCAATCAGACGAGAGTACTCAAAGTGACGGTCAACAGTGACAGTCAATTCTGACTCAAGGTTAGCCTGAATGGTTACCGCAACAGCTTCTGCCTTAGCGTTAGCTGATCCACGGATAGGCTTAGGAATGTGAATAACGTCACCCTTCTTGCCGGTCATTGACAGACGCTTGACAAGGGGAGCCATCTTCAGATTCTTTTGATAAGCGGCGATGATTTCATCGGACCAAATTTCGGGGATAAAAGTACCCGCCGCAGTTTTGTCTACTACAGCATTAGCTGTAAAATATGCACCAGAGGTTTCACCAGCCATTTTAATTCTCCTTAAAAGTTAGGCTAGCGTACACGACCCTCTGCGTATGCTTTCAGAAGTTCGTCTGAAAGACTTTGGTAACGCTCCGGGTCTGTTCGCATAAGTTTAATAATGTCAGCACGACGATAAACTTTCTTGCGTGTCCCCTCCGCTGTTCCACGAGCATTGCCTGTGCTGGCTGACTTTAGAGTGTTCTTACGTGCCTGTTTTTCAACGTTGGCGGTCTGCTGTGCTACTGATGCTCTCTCTTTCCAGAGACTAAACAACTCGTCAGCCGCATCGTAATCGTACCCTTGGTCTGCCTGAACAAACAACTGTGTTCGGACTTTTGACCCCTTGATCCAATCAGCAAACTTAGCGTCTTGCAGTATACTCTCCATATCAGGATGCTTGGATTTCAACTGTGAAAGAGTAGCCTGTTGTCTAGCCTGTTTTGTGTAGGCTTCTGCTTCTCTGATCTTAGGGTGGTTATCTATAGCTCTGTTAACAGCGTTCTGTGGATCTACAAAGAAATCTACGTCATCGTCTTCTTGTTGCTGTTGTTGAGGTGCTTGTTGTGTTGAGAGTTGTGTCTGGATGTAGTCATCAACGACCTTTCGTAACTCACCGACTTCCGTACTCTGTTTGCCTGAAAACTTCTCAAGCTCTTGGTGCATCTGTACAAGTTGTTCAACAGACTTACCTTGGTACTTTTCCGGTATCTCTGGTTCTTGAGGTTGTTCCTCTTCAGGAGTCTCAATAGAGTTTGCGGTTAGCTCTTCTGTTGTTTCCGTTGGTTCCTCTTCAGGACGCTCATCAAGTAATTGTGCTCGTGACATAATGTAAACTTACCCCGCCTGTTATTAAGGTTATGGAGGATTAAAATGGGAGATGCCCTAAGACTAGGATTCCCGACTAGATCGTCCAGCTTTCTCGTGTTCACGTACCCACTTCATGTGTCTACCGGGAAAGTCCCCAGAAGACCCTTCAAGTATGTGTTGAGTTGCTGAAACGATTTTTGTAGCGTTGGCTCCACACCCGCACCTACTGGATGTAGTATTCCCTTCTACAAATTCTTCAAAGGTATGTCCGTTTGTACAGCGAAAATCAAATACTTTAATCATCACTAACTAGCTCTTCGTAGTTGTTATTAGTAGTAGTTTCAAAGTTAATTAGATAAGCTAGTACGTTTAGTTGTCCTTTACGTACGTACAAATCGTTACTATCTTTGGTTGCTTCTACGCTGTTGATTACGAGAGCGTTTTGCTTTAGTTCTTCGATTAACTGTTTCCAACCGGGATTGCTAAACAGGTCAAAGTACTTATTGTAATACTGTTCTGTTTCTTGATCTAGTGAGGCCATGTGGTTGTCTCTATATCCTTATTATAACATATTTTTAACTAAAAGTCAAGTGTTTTTATTGGTATTATTACCGTTTCTTGGCAGTCTTTTTTGCCTTTTTAAATGCGGCGGCTGTAGGAGCGCCCTTAGATCCGGGTTTACGCATCTTTTCGCCAGATCCTGCGGCAATTCTCCTGCGTTTAGCGTGAATATTGCTGTATAGCCCTCTAGCCATTACTTCTTTACCTTCTTCTTTTTCTTCTTAGGCGGTCTTCCTACTTGACTTCCGTATGTTCCTTTACCCATTGGCATAGCTATCTCCTTACATTCTTTGTTTTCTTTTCAAGGCATTTGCTTGTCTTTTTTGAGCCATAGCTTTTTGAGCGGCTGTTTTAGGTGGCGGTCTACCTGATGCAACTGCTTTTGCTCTTGTTTTTGCTCTATCAGCGGCGGTTAATTTTTTCTGTAGTTTAGTTTTTTGTTCCGGGGCAGACACGCCCGGATTCGTGTACACCGGTTTTAAACCAATTCCAGCTTTATTGGCGGCTCTAGCCATACGTGTTTTAGCCTTCATCCCTGTACCCGGAGCTTTACGAGTAGTATTGTTGCCCCTACCTCTTGAATTTCTTCCAAACATAACTATCTCCTTACCATTTAGTTTTATTTGCCCAGTAAGCCGCAGAGCATTTGCCTTTGGCTATGTTTTTAGCGTGACGAGCCTTAAAGGACTTACGCCTCGCTTTTTCCTTAGCAGTCTTAGGACTCTTCCCAGCACCACTAACTCCTTGTTGTCCAAAACGTATAGTCTTAACTTTACCATCTTCACACTTAGCTACAACTACGTGTGACTTCGTAGGGTGATTAGGCGTCCTCTTTGGCTTGTTGTACCCGCTTACTCCCGCTCTTGCTAGTCTTGGATCCTTTTCCTTGCTCATTGACTTTGGCCTCCAAAAGGTCCACCTTGGTTTGTAGGGCTTCCAATTTGTCGAACTGGTCCTTGAACGCTTGGTTGATTTGGTCTAGAAATTTGCTCATTTCTACTTGTGTCATTAGCACGGGGTGTTGCTCCTCTCGCCATTTGGTTATTTAGGTTTTTCTCTTTTAACGCCACTTCAGCAATCTTCATTCGACGCTCAAACTCTTTATCGTCGGCGTCACCTTCTTTGAGGTTTCGTGTGATTGCCTCAATCTTTTCAATCTGAAGTTCTTGAGGCGCAAGCTGAGTTTCCATTTGGTATTTAGCCGCTCTAGCTTGAGACTCAGCCGCTTGTCCATTAAGAGCCGCTGTTTGACTCTGCTGAAATGCAAGCTGTGCTTGTTGAGTCACCATTTCCATTTGTTGTGCTTGTGGATCAGGTTCTTCTGCTTCTTGCAGTGCCGCAATAAGTTCCTCACGGTTGTTTAAATTCATGTTGTCAATAATGCTCTGAATCAAAACACTGTACAAAGGACTGTCTTGTTGCATTGTTTGCAAAAGTTGCACCAACTGCGTAACCTCGTACTCACGAGCAATAATACCCAGAGTACTCGTAGCGTTGAACTTGTAGTCAGCTACGGGGTAGTTTTCAGGGTCAAACTGCATGTACCGGTGTGCGGCTTTGGTTACAAAAGGAATTAAAAAGGATTGTTGGAAGTTTATAAGAGTACGCTTATGACGCTTAATAATAGCACCAAGAGACATACTAATGCCAGCGGCAGTAGCTTCACCATTGACTTCTCCCGCAATGCCAGCGGAATCCACGGCTCCAGTTGCTTGTTGCACCATTTGTTGAAGGCTAGCGGCTTGTGCAAAAGTGATTTGCCCCACTTGCCCAAAGTTGAAAGGTTGAAGTACT